TAAATTGGCATCATAGGCTTGTTGCTGATGAAATAGACGCTTGGAATAATAGCCCGGAACCATATAACCTGATGCTTTTTATGCCGCCAAGACACGGCAAAAGCGAACTTGCGAGCAGACGGCTAAGCCCATATCTTTTTGGTCTCAATCCTGATATTCAAGTGATTTTAGCAAGTTATAATGGTGAACTTGCAAACTCAATGAGCCGGGATGCTCAGCGGGTTATGTTGACTCAGGAATATCAAGAAGTTTTTCCTAAGACAAGGTTAAGGACAAGAGGGGTTGCTGTTAGTGATGAAACCGCTATCAGGCAGATAGCAGCGTTTACTATTGTTGATAGGAAGGGCAGTTATAGAGCCTCCGGTATCGGTGGTAGTATAACAGGCCGGGGGGCCGACAGGCTTATTATTGATGACCCGGTTAAGAGTAGGGCCGAGGCTGAAAGTGAAGTACAACGTGAGACTTGTATTGAGTGGTACAAATCCACCTTACGTACAAGGCTTGAAAAAGGTGGACGAATATTATTACTGATGACAAGATGGCATGAGGATGATTTAGCCGGACACCTTATAAAACAAATGAAAAATGAACCGGAGGCTGACCAATGGAGGATAGTAAGTTTGCCAGCCTTATTTGTAAAAACAGAACACTCCCATCCCAAAGATATTAGAAAAGAAGGCGAGGCCTTATGGTTAAACAAATATGATGTTTCTGATTTAAAAAAAATACGAGCCACACTCGGTGTTTATGATTGGGAAGCTCTATTTCAGCAGACTCCAACGCCACCGGGCGGTGCTGTAATTAAGAGAGATTGGTTACAGGTTATTCCAAAGGCACCGGCTGATTTGTATTGGGTTAGGTACTGGGATTTAGCAATTTCAGCAAAAACAAGTGCGGATTATACGGCAAGCGGACAAATGGCAAGGGATGAATGGGGTAATATTTATGTTCGTAGACTGATAAGAATGAGAGAGGATTGGCCGAAAGTCAGAAAAAATGTTATAAAAATATCTAATATAGAATTACCAACTCCAGTGGGCGTGGAGGGTCAGGGAACACAACGGGGCTTTGTTGATGATTTGATACAAGATGAGGCTATGCAAAGAGTTAGCATTAATAGTCATCTCGTAGATACAGACAAATTGACACGGGCATTACCTTGGGTAGCGAGGGCTGAGGCTGGAAAATTCTTTATTATTGATGGTTCTGGAGTTGACAACTATATATCTGAATTGGTACACTTTACAGGACATGAAGATAAACACGATGACCAAGTTGACTGGACAAGTGGAGCATACCGGATGTTGACGGAAGCGGGAGAAGCCGGTATTATTCAGATAGGTCAGGTAGAATTTGATTGAATGATTATGACATTACCAGTTAATGAAAGGACTAAAAATGAAATATAGAAAAAAACCAGTGGTGGTTGAAGCAATGCAATTCACAGATGAAAGTAAAGATAGAGTATTTAATTTTGTTGGAAGTCAAAATGGGTTTGCCTCATTTGATAAAAACGAACATCCTGCTTTAATTATTAGAACACTTGAGGGAGAAATGACAACAAATGTTGGTGATTGGGTTATCAAGGGCATTAAAGGCGAATTTTATCCTTGCAAGCCAGATATATTTGAACAAACGTATGAAGCTGTTCAAGAAAGTGAAATCTAATGACATTACCTGTTAATGATATAATTTTAGGAGAGCCAAAATGTCGCGTTTATCATTAAAAGAGAAAGCGGAAAGAGCGGAAGTAAAGCTCCAAATTGCCCGAATGAACCAACTCACAAATATGATTGAGTCTTTACCGACATTCGCACAGGACCCGGACGAAAAGGATTGGATAAAATTTGCTGACGGCGTGAAAACGCCTTATTCGGCACAGGATTTAGAAAAACTTCGTAAACAGGCCCAGAAATTACAATATACGGTTGCGGGCCGTAATATACTCTCAACACTTGAAAATTATATTATTGGCAAGACCGCTGCAATTACCGCAGAAGATGAGAACCCGGAAGTACAGGAATACTGGGATGGTTGGGTAATAGAGAACAACTGGGATACACGGAGCAGAGAACTGGTAAAGAGAACGTTTCGGGATGGTGAAGTATTTCTGCGATGGTTTCAGCCGAAGGATGGCTCAGATTATCCGATGATTCGTTTTGTTAATCCATCTGAAATAAAACCCATGAATGGAAGCTCACCAAGTTATGGAATTGAAACTGACCCGGACGATATAGAAACACCGGTACATTATGAACGTATATGGCGAGTTAATAATATCGAGAAAAAGGAAAAGATACCTGCCGATGAAATAATGCACATAAAAATCAACGTTGATAGTGATGTCAAGCGGGGCGTTTCATTCTTTATCGGTGTTGCAAAATATATGGCTGAATATGAAAAGTGGCTGGCCGATAGAATTATGCTCAATAAGATTCGACAGATGTGGGCTGTGGTTGGAGAGGTAGAAGGTGTATCTCCAACAGATTTTAAAACCCAGTTTAGTGATGTTGTAAACAGAACGCCTGTTGGTGGAATGGCCAAAAAAAAGATACCAAGACCCGGGGGTGTATTTTTACAGAAAGGTGTTAAGTGGAAACTCGAAAGCCTTAATGTAAATGCTCAGGACACAAAAGAAGATGGCAGGGCGATTCAGTTAATGATTGCTATTGGTACAAGCCTGCCGGAGTATGTAGTACGTGGCGATGCAAGTAATGCTAACTATGCAAGTTCAATGGTGCAGGAGAATCCATTTGTCAGAGCGATGGAAAGTTGGCAGGACTTTTTTGAAAAACCTTTTAAGACGATTTTTCGCAGAGTCATTGAGCATGGAATACGGACGGCAAACTTAAAGAAAATGTCATATCGGACAATAGTTGATATTGACACAATCAGTGGCGAGGAATCAAAACCACGCAAGGAAGAAGTCCCTACGGTCATGGAATGCCAGGTAAACTTCTGCACGTTAATTCACAAAGATTTGGAAAAAGATACGAAGGCATATCAAATGCATCGGCAGAATAGGTGGGCTTCTGATAAAACCATTACCGGTAAGCTGGGTTATGATTTTGATGATGAACAGCGTGAGCTTGCTAAGGAGGACAGGGACGAAAGAGAAAGAGTAAAGTTGGATGAGCCGGAGTTCCCTGAACCCGGCCAGCCTCAAGAAAATAATGAAGAATAAAAAAAGGTGTAGTCAAATGGCAAAAAAACAAAATGCAAGAGATGAGAAGTGGTTACAGAGAGGTTTTAAATATTGGGGGACTGGGGAATATGAATACGGCAGACTCAGCGATGGCAGCCCGGATATGCACGAAATTGACGTGCTGGATTTGCTGGATACTAACGACCATAAATTCTATTTTTCCGATGCTAAAATAAGAAAAGGTGAACCAATACCTGTCGGAAGTGTAATAAACCGGCATCTTTGGAATTCCTTAAAACAGTTGAATAACGAACCTGTATTCTAATATGCCGACCGCAGAAGAAATAATCAAGCGGGCCACAATTAAAGCCCGTAATGATTGGGTGGCTTATACTGTACAACAGGAAAAGCAGATTGCGGCTCTCTTTAGAGATACAGCAAACAGGTTAAATGCCCGAATTGCTCAATATGCTGTTGAGGGAAAGGTTCCGCCCGGCAGACTCGTTGCGTTACTGGATAATGTCAGTAAGGAAAGTGCTATATTAAAACAACGGTTAGGCGGCAAAATCAAAACCGGAATGAGCAATAGCGTTGACTATGGCATGAAAGCGGGAATACGGGGCAGTACGGCAGCACAGATGCCCAAACGGTTTAAGGTAGGTATCGGAACATCATATATTGGTAAAGACGGCAGAATACGCAGGTACGACCCCAGAAAGGAATTATACAAAAATTCTGTATGGGCAAGAATAAATGGCAATGCGATGGATGCCTTAGTAAGATTTAAGCCAGCAGGCATGATGTTTAGTCAACAGGTATGGAATATCACATTTGAGACACAAAAGACGCTTCGTAACCTTATAAACACTGCTGTTTTAGAGGGGCTAAGTCCGGCGAAATTGAGTAGAGAAGTACGCCAATATCTTACCGAACCTGAGAAATTATTCCGCAGGGTCAGGAAAAAAGGGAAATTGGTTTTAAGCAGGCCAGCCTTAGCGTTTCACCCGGGACAAGGGATGTACCGGTCATCGTACAAAAACGCTATGAGGCTGGCAAGGACGGAGATGGCAAGGGCTTACTACGAAGGGAGTATACGTTACGCCACCCAGAAAAAATGGATTCAATATGGAATATGGCGGACAGGGAGTGGTAACCCTTGCTCTATTTGTCTGGATTTAGCGGGCCAGAAATTCAAAAAGAGCGAGATGCCGGGTATTCAACATCCACATTGTTTCTGTTGGATAGAATGGATTCCCGAGGAATAATTTATGAAAAATTCAAAAAAAAGTTTGACAAATACTCAGGATGATGCTATGTTACGAATAGAACAGCAGTTTATTGACCGGCTAAAGAAGAAGGCAAGGGAAGTTGGATATGGAAAGTTTGATGTAAAAGACGTACTTGTGCACGGCGGTTTTATGCAGTCTGGCTTTGTTAGTAATAAATACGAGCGAGTTTGAGCAGTGGCGGGGTATAGCAATGTTTTGCATCGCTTTGCGGAGCGAAAGCATGGCGTGGCGTGGCGTCGCGGGGCGTCGCGGGGAAAAGCAAAGGCGAAGCAATGCAGGGCGTGGCCCGGCGAAGCAAAGGCGAAGCCAAGTAGGGCATAGCAAAGGCGAGGCGTGGCGATGCGTGGCATTGAAAATTTAAATTTGTAAACGTCAGCTTACTCTGACTATAAGACAGAATGGCTCGACGAGAACCTTAACAGGTTCTTGCCGGGCCTTTTTTTATAGCAAAAATCATGATTTTTGCGGAGTAAAATATGGGATGCTGTGGTAAAGCAAAGAATATTGCAACTGGTTATTTGAAAATTATTATCGAACAGGTATTTCATAAAGAATTGGAGACACCGGAGTCCCGGAGACGTGAAGATATCTGCATGAGTGATAAGTGCGGAAAACTTACTTATTTAAAGAAAAAAGATTATATGGAGTGGGTTGTGCGGAATGGTAAGAGTATCGTTAAAAACTTTGAGGATTTGGCTAAGTTGCCGGAACTACCAAAAGTTGCCAAACACCCTAAAAAAATACCATTTTGTATGACGTGTAAATGCTATATACCAGCGAAAGTAAGAGTTAATGCAGAAATTTGTCCGAAAGGGAAATGGTAATGCCACAGCCACCGCGAAAAAATGAGACTCAAGACCATTTTATCAGTAGATGTATATCGTTTTTAATCAAAAACGAAGGTAAGACGCAAGAACAGGCGGCGGGTCAATGTTATAGTATGTGGCGTTCTAAAAAGGAAAAAAAAAAAAAAAAAGGTAATGGCTATATCGAATATGATGTTGACTTTACGGAAAGTGAAGTTGTTAAGCAGGAGGAA